CTCTTGTTCATCATGCGCCTGATCCTGTGCGGTCCACCATGCGCCTGCCGCCTGGCGGCGGCGCACCAGCCCTGGCAGCACCTTGCCGCCGCCCTTGGTCCATTTCATCAACTCGGCAGGCACCGCGTCAAGATCGCCAGCGTTGACCTTCTTGAGCATCGTGGACGACTTGAGGTTGCCGACGCCTGCGTTGTAGGCGAAGTCCACCAGCACGTCGAACTGGTTCTGCGTCAGTTCGACCTTGATCAGATCCTGAACAGAACGCTCGTATTTGATCAGATCCTGACGAAGGATCGTGTCCGCCTGCGCCTGCGTGATGGTCATGCCGTCGTTGACCATAGGCGCGCCAGCAGCCGAGGTGTGGCCGTAACCGATTGTACACACATTTGCGGGGCAACGGTACGCTTTCAGTTTGCAGCCTTCAAACTTCTTGAGCAGGTTGTCGAGACCGCCTTGGCTCATGTGCATGGTTATTTCCCCTTCTCTAAAAGAGTGACACGCTTATCCAGCGCGGCGATCATTTGTGCGGTGTCAAACCGGATGGCAGCGCGCGCGGCAGCGGCGTCGGCCACCATGTCCATGCGGCTTTTCTCAATGGCGGACATGGAACGCTCACGGTCCAACGTCATGGCGGCGCGGGCCAAGGCGCTTTCCTTTTCGACCTTGCTGATTTGATCGCTCAGGTTCTCGCGAATCTGCGCCATGTCGATGGTGGTGCCTTGGGGCGGGATGGCCTTGTTGTCGGCGTTGACGACGACAGCCACCTTGGACTTTAGTTGAATGATCTCGTTGTTGGCAGCAGAAAGCGCGCTCATGAGGTAGACGACGCAAGAGAACAGGATCGGGATGCCCGCGAAGGTGATCTTCTCTACCAACGCGCCCTTGCTGGCGCTCGCCGCCATCTCGATGGCAAACTTTTCCTGTTTCTCTTCCGTGGTACTCATATTTCAGTTCCGGCTTTCCAATCACGAACGGCTATGCGTATGCGGATGACGAGCAACGCAAGTGTCGCCAGCGTGACGCAGAGCCCGGCCCACGCACCTAGCTCCATCGCCCACCACGGAAGCGTCAGCGCCCCCGCAGCGATTGCACCATCAACGGCCAGCTTTGTATCGTGCATCAAGGGGCCTCTTGCGGTGCGAGGGCATTTGAAGTCTGAACGCCACCACGCAGAAGATTGTTTCGTCTTACATTGCGTTCTTGCATAGCCAATCGACGAGCGTTGCGCTCCATTATGTTTCTCGGCGCATTAGGTATGGCGTACTTTTCAACCAACCGCGCAAAAGTTTCGGGTTGCAGCATCGCTTCGCCGATCTCAACAGCCGCTTTCCGACTGATGGCGTTTTCAAATGCTTTCATTATTCCTGACGCTAATGTACCAATAACGCCTCGGGCTCCAGGTATGTCCGCAATGCTCTCGCCAGCTTTAACGCCTGTTGTCGCCTGCGAAAGACGCTTAAACTCGGCAGACCGCGCAAAGTCTGACAGGACATTGGAGACCTTTGCCGAGTCAGCCGTTTCCAAAATTGCCGACAGATCCTCATACCGAGGCGCACCCGTAGCTTTCTTAATGGTGCCGGGCGCATTGCGGACCGCTTGCGCAAGCATGGCGGGGCGGCTAACACCTTGGTCAAGCGGACTTGTAACGCTTTCTTTTAGAATTTTACCGACGTCCATTACGTCAATTGGTTTACTGCTGGCGGCAAACTCAGTTTTTGCCGTTTTAAAGCCCGGCAACACCCCTTCAAGCCAATCTATATAATCCCCGCGAAGTTTACCTATAGTTTTGAGTTCTGCGGCTTCCAATGCGCCACCAACAGCATTTCTTTTTGATGTCAACATTTTATCCATCCCGGCTTTGATGTCGAGAAGGCTTTGACCGGGGTACTCATTTGCATCCGTCATAAAAGGACGACGGTTATTGGCGGCAAGATTTTTCGCGGTAGCAACAGCTTCTTGCATGGCGGGCGTTTCAAGTAACGCAGTCAGCGTCTCGTCAGGGGGCACAAGTTTTGTTTCAATCCTACCATAATTAAGACTGGCTTGCGTTGCTCGCGCTTTTTCCGCCGCTGCAAGATCAGCGGGAATTTCAGGCGCAATGGTTCCAATAGCGTTGACACGCGCAAGTTCGTTTGCGGATTCGCGCGCGGCAAACTGCGACGCCAGCGCGGGGTCTTTTGCAAGTTTGGTTTGCAGCGCCGCCAATTGCGTCGGACTTGTTCCACTACCGGCAACGATTTCACCTACGGTAGGCTTGGTACCCGCCACAAGTGCCGCGTTAGGATTACGCAGCATGTTGACAACGCCTTCGGCGTTGCCCTCCAACGCAGGCTCCAACATGCGCCGTGTGGGACTCAATTGATTTTTAATTCCCTCGGCGCTTTTTTGCCATAATGCGCCGCCCCCTTGCAGCGCCGCTGCAATTGGGTCAAGAACAATTTGCGCCGCGCCTAACGTACCTGACGCCCCGGCCTGTGCCGCGCCAGTAGCAACGTCCGCTACCCCAGCCAAACTATATGGGTTGATAGGAGGAGTGGCGGATGCAGTTCGCGCTGCTCGCGCAAGTCTTGCCGCGTCCACCATTTCCTTGCCCGGTCCAATAAGTTTTGTGGCGGCAAGAGGACTGAGAAACGAAGTGGCGGCACCACCAAATAAACGGCCTCTAGCTTGATCCGCCGACGTAGCTTCGCCAAACATGGCGTTACCGATTTCATGAGACGTATATGGATTGTCGGCAAAGATGCCTACAACATCGCCGGGAAGACCAGCTATGGATGGAATAACGCCTTCTGCCGCGCCTCTACCCATAGCGCCGTAACGCCCCGCCAACTCGGCGGCTGTCGGGATGCGCGGCGTCTCTGCGGGGTTGGTAAACGCCTCTTCAACTTGCTTCCGAAACCCACCGCGAGAACGACCTTCAGACGCCGCTTTCCGCGTAGACGGCATACCTTCGCCTGCCGCTGACGGTTGAGATTCTATAGGGTCCGATGCCCAAGCTGGTTGCTTAGCTTCAGAAGTGGCAATAGGATCATTTTGCCATCCCATTATTGCTTCCTCCGAACGGAACCATCAGGCGCTGTGTACAGTGTGCCCTTTGTAAGAGCGCTATACTCTTGGTCGTTTTTAATAGCGACGGGCGCAACTTGCAGTGCGGCATTACCCGCAGGCGCAGCCGAACCCGCAGGGGGTAGAACCGCCAATTCTTTACCTTCGGAAGTGGCGTTCATATAGTTTATGAATTGTTTGAACGCCGCAATGCGCCGCTCAGGGCCTTTTTCGCGGTCAGCTATTTTGCCGCTCATTGTCTCAACTGCTTCACGGTCTTTGTCGGTAAACCCGCTGCCGTATTTACCGTTAGCTATGTCAAACGTGATTGAGCTGGCTATTTGCGAAAGAGCCTCAATGTTCGTCATACCTTTAGTTGATTTACCGGTGACGGACTCTATACGATCAGCTAAATCAGCCGCCAATTTTCCTGACGTTGACGCTTGGATAAGTTTTTCAATGTCGGAAGCCGCTGTACCGCCCACTGTTTTCAGCAACCGCGACGCCGATTCTTTCCGCGCATCATCGGCACCTTTTTGCGTCGCAGTCAGTTCAGCAGTTTTTTCAGCGCCTTTAATAGCCGCAGCTTGTTTGACGGCAAGTGCTTGCGTGCGTGCTTGCTGAGCCTCCCAAGGCGATTGCCCTGCGGGTGCAGGCGCGGCAGCAACGGCAGGGGCCATTGCAGCGGTAGGCGTCGGCGCGCCCGGTATCTGAGGCTGCAACGATACCCCCGCATTCTGCGAAGGCGCAGTACCAAACATGTTAGCCATGAGCGCGTTGTTGACCGTGGGCGCGCCAAGCGACATGAGCGCGTTATTAGCGGGCACAAACCCGGCGGGAGCGCCGCCCAGACGGGCGTTGCCCGCCGTCATAGATGCAGCCAAGCCGGGTTGGCCGCCGAACTTGCTGTTGGCCCAGTTCTGCAAATCCCCCACAGTCTTGTTTTTGATTGCAAGAACTTCTGGATTGGCCTTGATGGCGTCTGCACTGACGACTTGCGACAGCGGCGTATTGGGATCTGCGCTCAGGACGTTACGCGCGCCACCAGCACCAAGGAAGTGCGCTAGATAAACGTTGCCTGGCGTGGGTTGGATGCCCGCGCTGGTCAACGACGCAATGTTGTCCGTGCGGAATTTTTGCTCTAACACGGCTTCTATTGGGGTGCCATCCGCCAATTTGGTGCCGCGCAAGGTAAGAATTTCCGCAGGCGATTTGTTTGCCAGTTCAGGAAACACTTTCTTGGCCGTATCAACAAAAGTGCCGTTAATGAACTGACCAAATCCCTGCGCCGTCGAACGGGAATTTTTGTCAACGCCTTCGGCAGCGTTAAGTCTTTGCGAGAATGCGTCACCAATAGCGGGGGCAGCAACGGTAGTCTGCTGCCTAACCGCAGCAGGCGTATTGGCAGGCGCGGCAAACGGTGCCCCCGCAACGGCAGGCGCAGGACCGGCAGCAGGTAGGGGAACGTTTGCCGTTGCGGGCAAGCCCGTACCCATTTCTACCATTGTGTTGGTAGTTGGATCGTAACGCATCCCCGGCATTTTTTCAGTTGGATTGATGTTTACAGGCCTATTCCTAAGCCGTTGTTCTGCCGTTTGCGCTGCGTATTCTTTTACGCTTGCGTCGTGGGTCATTATCAACCGCTGCATACCTTCAGGGCTGTAAGTTGGGTCTACTTCAGCCGCAAGTTTAGGTGCGTCTTTTAGCAAATTAGCGCGCCAAATGTCGTATGTAGCCTGATCTTTGACGATAGGTGCAGTTTCGCGATGAAACGCCAATGTCTTTGCCGCCGCTTCGGCTGTTGCCGTTTGCAAATCAATAGGCTGTTTTGCAAGTTCGCCTTCAGTTTTTTTCTGCGCGAGCGCGGAAGCTTTAAGGTCATTTTGATGCTTTTCGAGCGCCTGACCTGCCCCCATAGAAATATTATACGCTTGTCGCAAAGCTTCGGGCGAACCACGGTCAACGCCGCTTGCGAAAAGGGCGCGCATTTGATTTTGTTCATTGGCCGCGCGCTGCACTTCAGCCAGTTGGGCTTGATGAAGCTGCATCTTGTTAGCCATTTCGGCCATAGCAAGCATATTGGGAGCTTGGTACGGCGTAAGTTGCGGAAGCGCGGCGTTGTAATCAACCATCGGTCTATCCTTTGAAATAGCTGTTGATCATACCATAATCAGCCGTTGTCATTGGACTGCCCCCACTATATGGGTTTACGCCCGCGCCGCCACGGTTCAGATAGTTATTCATCGTGTATGAACTCATGCCCTGATTGAGCGCGTTCGTCACCGCGTTCGCTTGGTTTAGGTAGCCTGACGCTTGTGCATTGCCCGCCGCGACATCCGCCTGCCCAAGATTAGATCCCAAATTCGAATAGGTATTGCCGAGGTTTGTGCCCAAGTTCTGCGCCGCCGCCGCCGATCCTGCCGCTGCGGCCTGACCGCCTGCGTACAGACTCTGCAACGGCGCAAGCTGTGCCGTCCGATTGGTCTGATAGCGGTTGAAAGCGTTCTGGTATTCGCCAGAAGCTTTACCCGTAGCGTAATCAAGGATGCCTTTGTCGTTTGCACCCGAAAAAGTCCGCCCTTGCGACGCATCGCGAGCCTTGATTGCCCGTAGCCCTTGGTCAAGGCTGAACTGGTAGCCAGGATCAGTTGTAAAATCTGACATGCCAAAGTCTTTGGCATACTTGCCGTAGTTCGCCGCCGTGGTGTCGCCGCCAATACCCAGCATCTGCATAAGCTGGTTCTGCGCGGTCTCGCCGCCCTGTCGGTAAGGCGCGAGGTCCGCGCGGCCAATGTCAAACATCGCCCGCTGGGCGGCAATGCTTTTGTCCGCCATTTCTTTTTGAACGGCGGCGCTCTGAGCAGCGGCATCGCGCTGGGCGTCCGCAGCGTTGCTGGAGCCAAACAGACTTGCGCCAGCGCCAAGGACGCTAGACCCTGCAATAGCAGAAATCGGATCAGGCATGGGAGAACTCCGCGCAATAGTCTGTGTATTTCTCGCCGTACAATGCCATAACTGCACCCGACTTGGCTAGGGCCGCGTCGTACCCGTGACATAGCATGACCACGGCCAGAACAACATCATAGTAGGACGCCCGCCACATGAACGACTTGGCGTCCGCTTTACCGGCGCGTTCCGCCTCGTCCGACGCCGCCCACTTTAGGAACGCCGTCGCCATCACAGGCAACAGGCTGGCCGAGTTGGCGGCAAAGAACGGATTGGACGGCATCTGCACCAGACAAGACCAGACCGCGCGGCGCATGTCGTCGCCCGTCACCGGATCGCCGTCCACAACGTCATCAAACACTTGGATGGCGTCCCACAGGTCCAACAGCCAAGCGCGGGCCTGAGGTGGCAACTCCAGAACGGTCGCGAGGTAGTCCGAGATCGTTTGCTTGTGCGACACACGCGCCCCCTACGATAGTTGTTTGTGGAGCAAGGGCGGCAGCACCTCGGCCTGCGCCCGCACCATCTCGTTTCGGAAACTCTCAGTCGCCGCAGCGCCTTGCCGCGCCTCCTTGGCGACCTCAATCTGTAGCATGGGCATGGCCGAGATGGCGCACATCCATTCGTCAATCTCCGCGCCGGTCTGCGGGTGCGTCCCCCGCAACTGCGTAAACCAAGCGCACTGGAGTTGGACGCACTCCTTCTTGATCAGCGGGCAGAATGAACCGTTCTTAAGCTGCATCGTCAGTCCTTAGTCGCGATGATGACATCGACATAAGACACGGCCAAGTTGATTGCCGTGCCTGTAAACGTATGGTCATGCGAACCACCGCCGCCCGTTGCGTCCGTAGATCCAGACGCAAAATATCCGTTCGGACCCGTGTTTCCATCTACTTTATACGACGCTGTTGTAGAGCCGTTAGGGTATGTGTGCGTATGGCTAGGAATTTGTGCCGTGGTAAGCGTAGTGCCGCCCACCGTACCCGCGACAGATTGAGACGCAAACGCGGTCGTAAACGCCACGGAACCGCCGCTGCTGGCCGCGCCAGACACTACGCGCAGGGCCTTGTTGTTGTGCGTAGTGGACTTGGTCCAACCAGTGGGCGCGGATGTCTGTGCGAACAACATTGCGGTGCCAGTGGGCAGGTAGGCCCACGCGCCAGTAAAGACGCCAGGGCTGGCAATCTCCAGCGCCGATGACGGCGTAGCCGTGCCGATGCCGACCGAGCCATTACTATCGACGATAAACGGCGTTGCGTCAGGATCACTGGAATCCTGCACTCTAAGCGCCGCGCCCGTGCCTGTCTGCGTGATCGTTAATGCAGCCGAAGATGTGTTGGAGTCGATGGTGACGTTGCCAGACAACACGGGCGACACCGCCGCCGTAGGCGCAGAAATGTTATCGACGGACCAGATCAACGCGCCAACCGAATCTTTCAAGACGAACTTGTAGATAGCGCCGCCCAACCAGACGTTGGCCTCACCACGCGAATCCAAAACGATGGGGTTGGTGTTGGCCGTCACCGCTGTCGAGTCCGTGTAGGTCGTTTGCGGCGTAGTAGTCCCCGCAATGTAAGTGTACAGCAGACCACCAACTAGTGGTTCGCCAGCGGCGTCAACAAAAGATGTTTTGGCAGCGGGGGAAAGAACAGCCATTATTCACCTATATTTGCAGCTACGGTCAAGATGACCGATGGGATGGCCGGTACAGGCGCAGACGCCGCTACGCGGGCTATCTGAACGTTCGTGTTGGTAGTAGACCACATCAGCCGGAAATAGTCACCCGCGCTCATGCGAATAACGAAGTTCCATGCCGCAACATAAGATTTACTAGCGCCAGACAAACTTAACTTGGTGGCGCTCTCAGGTACGGACGTTCCGTTCACGTCTGCCCAGATATACACGTCTTTATCCGCCGCGTTGGTGCTAGTCAGTTGCAACGAAAACTGGATGTTGTAAGAGCCTGTGCGGTCGACATACACCCGCGATGTTGGCGTTCCAATGCTGACGCCTTGGGTCAAGCTCGTGCTGTTAAGCGTGATGGCGTAGGCGGTATTGATGGCTGCGGCGGTCTGCGTGGTGGTGTCGTAAAACGCGCCGCTGCGAAGCGAACCGCTGCCAAGAATGGCGTATAAGTTGTAGAAATACCGATACCACCCGCGCGTGACGTAGTTCGTCATCGTGTCCCAGATGGCGACACGCGGAGCCGGAATCTGCGTGATGTTATCAAGCATTGGTTGGGCTCACGATCAGTTCAGCGCCCATAATGGCAATCTTGACAGGATCTGTACCCGATACCTCGTACACGCGGTCGCGCAGTCTCATGGTCATGCCAAGACGCCGCCATAAGACGCGCCGCCCGTTTTCGCCAAGTTTGCCCATAGACCGCCAATGTTCACTGGACCAAGTATGACCGCCGTCATCCGACCAACGCAGCATGACTTGCGGATCAGACCCTTGCACGGTGTCGCCGCCATCCAACCCAACGCCCGATTCGCAGTCCAATTGCAAGCTATGCTGGGTGGTGCGTTTTAGGTTGTTGGTGCCGGTGGGCAACGCCCGCCACGAGCGCAGCCATTTTTGTATTGTACCCGCTTCTGTGTAGACGGTGGGATCATAAGCGTAGATGGCTCCCGCCAAATAATCCCCGATGACGATTTGACCGTTAAACGCCATCTGACAATTGCCGCGATGACGGGTGAACTGGTTGTTGAGCCAACCAGCGCGTTGGTGCCATGCTTGGGTCGCCACGTCATAGACCCAAGTGATGTTGGCGCTGGGGAAGTTTAACACATAAAACGAATGGCCGTCTTGCTGATAGGTGTAGGCCACCGCGTCCGTGATGTCGGCGTATTGCTGGATCTGCCATTCGACGGAGTGCGTTGAAATGCGGGTGCCAGCGTAGCCGTTGGACCGGTACACCATACCGCGCCCGCGCGCGTCGGCGCTTAACCAGAACACGCCGTTGTCTAGCTTGGCGACGGAGAACGGCGCGGCGCAACCGATTTCAATAAACGCGCCTTGGATACGCGCAAGAGGAAAGTCCGGCAAACCGGCGTCGTACCAAACTTCGATGGAAGACTGCCCAAACAGCCAAATTTCGCGATGGTCTACGATCAAGGACACCAGATTGTCGGGCGAGCCTTCCGCGCTGGCAAAGTCAAGCGGATCGACAGACGTGCCGTCGTACAGCGAAGTCACCCAAAATTTTTGGCTGTTGGGCTGGTTGTAAACGAAGTACCCGTCAATAAACCCGACCGTCACCGCGCCCGCAAAGTCAACGTCCGTGATCTGCGCGAACACGTCCGTACTGGCGTTGTAGATGTATCCGGTAGCGCCCGCCGCGATAAACATCTGAGTACCGTTATCAACCATCGACACCGAATCTGTACCCGCCACGGTGCCTTTGGCTACAACGTTCCAATCAGTGTCAATCTTGTAAAGCGTGGTGCCTGATACGGCGTAACCATAATTGCCAAATGTCCACAACCCGCGTATGGGGCCTGTGCCAACATATGCCAGCAAATTTAACCCTGGCGCGCGTTGCAGAAACGCGGGTTCTTTTCCCGCTTCCGGTACAACTTCAGGAAACAGGTTGATCATACGGTTGTCCGCAGCGTTGACGCTGCGGGCTACATACGCGGAGCCAAGGATCGGGCTTTTCATTAGAAGTTCCCGGCAAAGATGTTAAACCGCTGGCGGGTGCTGACGATGGCGTAGGGGATCGACATGATGTCGTCAGGGTTGTTGATGCGCTTGAGATTGCGCTTTGACGCCATAGCGATACGCCCGACCGTAGCGGAAGGCTCAACGCCAAACTCGGGGGCTAATTCGCAAGCCAGATTGTACCGAAACGCCCGCATGTAGCCAGGCGGGAAATACAACGGCGTTGCGATGGTAGCGGGCTGGTCCAATTGCGCCGCCGATATGAAATGCCATTCCAGCACCTTTGTAGGCACCGGATAGATGTGCATGTCGATGTTGGGGTAGTTGGTGTTGATCCACATTACCTGTGGAAAAGTACTGGTCACGGTTTTGACCGCAATGCCGTCGTACTGCTGCTGGTTGATTATCTTGATGCCATAGGAGATGCCGGTCGAGGCGTCCACAAAGTAGGTTGCGTCGTCCATCAAGACAGGGCGGTCGCCAACGAAGTCGCCGGAAGGCCCAAGCGTCTGGCTAATGAGCCCCGGCAACCAAGAGAACACTTGCTCTTGCGTTGTGAACGTCGCGAGCTTTTCCGTACCCCAGGAGTCGATCATCTGATTGAGGGCGGACAACGCGTCTTGCGACGTAGCCGCAGACGGCGTTTCACCTTCGGCCAGAACGCCTAGAAGGCGAAGGGCTCCGTTAATTTGATCCCCGGCTGTCGTCATAGCTGGCTATTCCCTCATTCAGCGGCCTGCGACCGCGCCGCCGGGGTGCAAGTTCATTTACCGGCTCTGACGTGTCAGAGAACGGGGCTTCGCCAAGAGTATAGCGGCTCCAGCCATTCGTTTCATCATAAATCGCTTCGGCTTCCATAGTGGCAACTTTGGTGCCGTGGATCGCATGGCGCATATAGATCATGGGTATACCCGTTGAAAAGACGCCCCGCCTTGCGACGGGGCGTCAGGATGTTAGCCGATGCGGTAGAGCGTCCAAGTCGCATCGCCGGTCTTGCGAGCGCGGAACAGCGAAGAACTGGACACCGCAACGCCCATCGTACCGACAAGGGTCCAGCCCGTAGCAGTGGCAAGCGAACCGATGTTGGCGCTGCTCAGATTGATAACCGAAAAGTCAAACGAGCTGTTTGGCTTCGCGTTTGTGAACAGGGCGTCCATAAGCGCGCAAGTAGGCAGGGTGTAGTTAAGGGCCGAGCCGGGAGTGGTCGAGATGATACCCGTCGCGATCTGCGCTGCGGTCAGAGTGACCGCAGAAGTCAGACCGGACGTGATGTCGCCCTGATCGCCAATGGTGGGTTCGTTAGCGTTGCCATCACCAAGCTGATAGCCGCCGCCGGAGTTGGGAAGAGCCATGATATTCTCCTAAAAAGTTGAAAGGGGGAGATCTGGGGCCGCAGCCCCAGAGAGAAGTGGTTAACCCCACATACGCACGGCCATAGGCGCGCGAATTACGGAGTAGCCGTACAGAACGTCAATACGGCAAGGCATACGGTCATTGTTGATGTCGTACTGGCGAACAATACGCATCGAGATGCCGTTATGAACCTGGCGAGAAGCCATATCCACACCCTGCGGCATAAGCAGATCGGCGGTGCCGAGCGTGATGGCGTTCTTGTTGTAGATCAGGTTCTGCGGGTAGGCAGTCGAAGCTGCACCAAGGAAAGTGACAGCAGCGTTGTCCGCCGGGAACGAATCCACAGTTGCTAGAGCCTGGCTGGATGTGTAGATCGGGGGCGAAATAGCCACGTCGGTCCAAGAACCGCTGGAAGCGGTGTTAGTGGCGGTGCAGACAAACTGCTGCAAACTGCCAGTGGTCTGACGGGTCTGCGGGTTAACCGCGTACACGCCAGCGATGGTGAACACGTCGCCAACTTTGACCGTAGCGGAGCCGGTGCCGCCATCAATGCTGATGAGGGAAGCGCCCTGCGTCGAGACAGCGCCGTTGACGAGGATCGTGTCCGTGGTGGAACGCGAGCCGGTCGTGTGCTGCACGATGGACTGAGACATGTTGACTTCATCATAGCCAAGAACCCCTTCGCCCATCATGCCGGTCTTGAACTGACGGCTGATCGTGCTGGTGGGGTTAAAGAAGCCCTTCATGCCTTCGACCAGACCGGCGTTGGCAGCAGGGTTCACAGTGGCATAACGCTGATCCATAGGAACGGCGTACTCGTTCAGCTTCTGCTGGGCCTGAAGCAGGACGAGCGAAGTGGCGGGGGTCGTGCCGGGGGTGCCAACCGAGCCGTAGATGCTCTGGTAGGCATTCGCCACGTCCGCGTCCACGCTGGCAGCAAGCTGGCTGACGCGGGGCTTCAGAACGCGCTCTGCGAAGTCATCCAACTGCATGGTGAGTTCGGCAGACGTGAAGTTCACGCCAATGTGTTTCTGGGTAGAAACAGCAAGGGTCGTGTACTGCTCGTTGTCATCCTGAACCTGAAGCGCAGCGCCGTTGGTGACGAGAGCGCGATCAGGAAGGCGGATACGCAGCGTGGAGCCAATCTTCGCGCCTTCGACGGCAAAGCTGTCATCGTACTGGCGGTTCACGTTACGCGAAAGCACCAGGTTGTTTTCGAGGATCTCCAAGGCTTTCCTGGTGATCATGTCGATTGTGAGAATGCTATTAGCCATTGGTCAGCCTTTCAGGCGTAGAGGGTTAGCGGAATTTCGATGCTTCCAGCTTCTTCATCTGTCGCGCCCGGTCTGCGGCAATCCATTCTGACGTGGTCATTGTTTTGATGGACCGGGGGTCAGTGGTGTCGAAGGCGGGAGCGCCACTGCTACGAGCAGTGACAGGCGAAATAGGCGTGGGCGCACTCGAAGATTTCTTGACCGGAGGATTTGAAACCAGAGTGGCTTCAATTCTACCAATCTCCTTGGCCTGCAAGATAGGCGACAAACGGGATATGCGGTCTGCTTCTTTAGGGTTGGACCCAAGATAGTACGCTACATCAGGCCCAACATCAGAGGTCTGGATTGTCTCGGCCATAACGGTCGTGATGCGGAGGTTGGGGTTGTATGCGACCTGTTCAAAGTCATCATATTTGCCCCGCGCATCCTCTTCGCGGTCGTGGTAGGCTTCTACATATTCAGATCGCTGCTTTTGAACTTCCCGTTCCCGTAGCATCTGTTCGGCGTATGCTTTCGCATAGGTTTCGACCGAATCAAACTGATCAGGTGGCGGTAGTTCAGAAGGCGCAGTGGGGGCAACCCGTTGGGCTTGCTCCCGTTCCCATTTACGCTGCTCTCTTGCGAGGCGCTTGCCGACTATGGCGTCCAATTCTTCTTGTGTGAAAGATTTGGGCGTTTCAGTCGTTTGATCTTCCGGCCTTGTAGTTTCAGCAATAGGAGCCGCCGTAGCTTCCGATTCTGACGCGGCCACCGAGGTGTCCGCTGGGGTAAGCATGTTGTCGTCGTTCATGGGTTACTCCGAGGAGTGCCTGGCTACCGGCCAGTCGGTTAAGCAGAAAGGCGAGCCACTTTCTCTTGGAACGCCTTCACACGAGCCTCAAGGGCCTGCGTATCGTTTGCCAGCGCGGCGGCGCGGGCGTCAAGTTCGGTGGCGCGGATTTCAAGCGATGCAGTTGTTGCAGCTTGACGAGCGTCGTTTGCATTCCATGAAGCTTCGCGGCGGCTAAGAAGCGCGTCGCGGTCCGCAGCAGCGGCGTCTGATTTGGCTTTGGCCTCATTAAACATATTTTTGTCGAGTTTTAACTGAGACGCCATTCGTTCCGCGTCAGCTTGCGCCATACGAGCGGATTCCAACATGTCTTTTGACGCAGATCTTGCATCCGCAAGCTCAATTGCGGCTTGCTTGCGATCCGTTACCGCCTCTTCTACGGCAGTTAACGACCCCTGCCGAATTACCAGTTCATCGCGGAGCGCCGCCAACTGAGCCAGATCTTTGGGAAGCTGGTTGGTAAAGTAATTCAGATAGTCCATTGGGGAGTTGTCCTGCGAGACGTTCATGGGGCTACCTTTAAGCGTAATAACTGATGTTAAGCTTGGCCCCGCCTACCTGCTCAATAAACCGGATCATGGTAAGATCGCCGTCATACTGAAGCGTCACGCCAACCGCGAGCGGCATACCTATGGTAGTGGTAGGGGCGGTATTGTCGTCACGCCAGCGCACAGCCTGGCCTTCGGGAGTGATAAGGGCGATGACGGGGCGGCAATTCAAGCCGTTTACGTCGGTAGCGGGTACAGTCAGCGCCGTGGAAGCACTGAGGGATGTGATTTGCTGATAACCCAATCGAGTTGTAATGGCCTTCAGATTGACCGACATCTATATTCTCCTAGGTTCCGTGAAGGACCGAATTTCGATCCAATATTGCGATACCGTAGCGACCGGCGCTCCCGAATTCGTAATGTTCACGGCCTGCCCTGACAAGGAGTATATGCCGTTTTGAGGCAAAAGCAACCGGCTCTTTGTCAAGACCGCATTCTGGCCGGTAACAGTGTATGCACCATAAGAGCTTGTCAGCACCCGTCCACGGACTAACGTAATGGACTGGCCTGTGAGGGTGTATGACCCAAACGAACCAGTCAGCGCCCGGTTGCGGTAGATGATGGCCGATTGGCCGGTCAGGCTGTACGATCCCGCAGACGCGGTCAGCGCCCGGTTGCGGTAGAGGATAGCCGATTGACCGGTCAGGCTGTACGAACCAGCGGATGCGGTTAACACCCGTCCAGTCCCTACATAG